CCCAAATATTCATAGACATAATAATAGACTTCAAGGAACTAAAGTTGAAGATTTGACAAATAAATACAAGTTATATGGAATTGAACATGATTTTATTACTTTTAAAATGGAATATATAGAAATAGTTTTTTCCAATCAAAAAACCAACACCCAATACTCAATATATCTAGATTATAATTTAGAACCTATCAAAAAACAAGATATTGAAAAAACACTCAAACATCCCAATATAAAACCACCCGAATGTCAAGATTGTTCTACATATAGTGTAATAAATGAATTAAAAAAAAATAGACCAGAATTATATAGTTTATGGGATAATTATTGGAAGAAAAAGGTAGGTGATAAATATCATCTTTATGAACCAATAATTTATGAAAATACAGATATACATATGTCTAATTTACAAAAAATAAACAATGAACTTACAAATTACTTTCAAAAATGTATTGATTCTTATTTATGGGATGATTATTATAATAAAATGGAAGACAGTGAACAGAAACGATTTGAAAATGAAGAATCTAAACATATAACATCATACAATTTTTATGATTGTGGGCAAGAACCATATGAAAATGGATCAGTGTCAATTAAAGTCGGCAATATTGTAACAGATGGATATGAATTTATAGACCACAATAAACGAGAAGAATTTTGCAATAAAGTCAATAATACAATCGACGATAATAGTGATAATAGTGATAACAGTGATAATGGTGAAGATGATTGGTATTCTGAAGAATCTGGATGTATTTCAATATTGACTGATTATAATTTGGGATTTCAGAGTGGTGATTGTGCCACTGTAGTTTATGGATTGAATGACAAACATATAATATTTATTAATGGTGGGGATGTTAGTTCATTAGTTATTTTGAAATGTTTGGAGTAAAAATGGAACATACATAAAACCATAAAACAAGTTTTTAAAAATTTAAATTTGAATTTTTGATTTTTATTTGGTATCTAAAAGTAATAAAAATGATAAGTCGCACTAAATCACTTGTTAAAATTATTCCTAAAAACATACTTCCATTAACAGCGAGAAATAAAACAAAAGGCAATAAAAAATACACCTGGGAAATTTAATTATAGCATGGAGGGAACAACAATTGGTATAAGAGAGTTGAATGAGGCGTATGGAAAAGGATGGGATCTTGACCCAAGTTATTTTAGGCCTTAATTACTTTTGTAAATACAATTTAGAGGAAATAAAGACACAATTAAAAAAAAATATTGTTTTAATATAACTAATGAATTTTAAAGCATTATTAAAGAACAAATATGTGATGTATTTCTTTATTTTTTTGGCCGTGTTAAGTGTATGTTTGTTAATTCGATATTATTTCCAAGAGGATACTAAAGAAACTTTCGAAAATTTAATAGAAAATGGAAATTTTGCTGAAGAACGTATGTCAGAAAATAGTTCTGGTGATTTACGAGGAAATCATGTTGTAAAAATGCCGAATCCTGGAAACTCATCATTCGTTTTAAAACAAAGTGCACACAGTGAAACGGATAATCAGACAAGATATCAATTAAATATCAATGTAAATCCTGGAAATTCATATAATTTGTCTTGTTGGGTGGCTTATTCTGAAAAATGGGATGGAGATAAAAATCTGTTTACCGTAAAATTCGATAAAGACAATTATTTATCTCGTGATGGGGAACTTGTTGAATCAAAACAAATTGATGACAATACATGGGAATTGCGACAATTTACATTCAAAGTTCCATCTGATAATGATGGCAAAATAGAAATATATATTGGTTATGAGTCTAAGATATTGAGTGGTAGTCGGTATGTGTCAGACATTGAATTATCAAGAGATTTTCCACTGGTTCATGATATTCCATTAAAAAAGAATTTGGAATTATTTTTGTCAACTTATCATGATGAATCATACAAAACAAATTCATGGAAAGATTTAACTGAAAATGATAATAATTTCGTGAAAAATCAAAATATAAATGCCGATGTAGAAATGGAAAATGCGACTGGTGACAAATATGTTTTTTTGCGCAATATGGGATTTGACGGACCAAATAGTAATAAATTAATACCAAATGAAGATAGTTTTACTATTTTTTTCTCTGGAGTAATGGATGAACATAGTACAGGTAGTCTAATTGTGTTTGAGTCCAACAATAAATATAACAATGGATTTGAGATAATATTACACAATAAAAATGGAATAGATAATAAAATCGAAGTTATGGTGGCAGGAGTATGTTATTTTTATACAGTTGGTATTACTCAGAAACATGGAATTTATACAGTTGTGTATGATCATGGAAATTTGGAATTTTTCAAAGATGGATATAAGATTAGTCTTGAAAAAACAGAAACCACTCAAGTATGGGATAATAAAAACAAAAAATTATATTCCCCAGAGGAAAAATTAGAAATGAGTTGTTCAAGCGTAAAAATTAATAAGGATTTACATCCTATTTTAATGAAGTTAGATAGTCTTATAATGTATAGTGCATCATTGACATCTGATCAAATTATAAAAGTTGTTGGATATATAAATTCGTATCGTTTAAAGAACCAACATTTATTACCACCAGACACAACTTCAGTTGTTGTAAATAATGAAACAGGTGAAATTACAACAGCATCGACATGTACACCAACAACTGGAAAAACAACAGGAACAACGACAGGAACTGCTGCGGCAACAACAGTGGGAACTGGGACAACAACTGGAACAACGACAGGAACTGCAGGAACAATGAGAACAGATTTATGTCCATTTGATAATATTCAATCATCTCCATGTACTTCCACAAATTGTTATGGAGTAAATTGGTTAGATATTAATAATGTTTCTTCGAGTTGTAAAGATGACGTAAATACTTATTGTAAAACAACTGGAAAATCAGATAAAACTTGTGTTTATTTAAAAAACGTGAAAAATCAATATAGAAAAACTCAACAAACATGTAAAAGCTCCAACATAATTTTAAATGAATTAAACACTGAAACATCATCACCAACGACCAAGGAAACATCAACACCATTACCAATAACTGAAGAAACAGAAGAATCAACAACTACTGCTGGAGCGACACCAACAGCAGAAACAAATATTCACACAGATGAAAACGGAAATTATGTCAATGAAAATGGAGAAAAAATAGATTTAAGTTTATATATTCGAAAAGACAAAATTCCGTGTTGGGGATGTAAATTGTAAATTGAAAATTGTAGAAAAATTGTTTGTTTTATAAAATAAAAAAATGATTTATTATTATTTTGTTCACTATATAATAATAAATGAAAAATCAATATTGGGTTTTTTTAGTAGGAATTTTAGTTTTATTAATTATCATTGTTTGGTATAGAAAATCAGATGCCATTGTTGCAAAATATGAAACTTTTTCACAATATCCTAGATCAAATACAGTCGAATTATTTAATGGAGATGCCGATATGAATCAAATTGATGATGAAATAACATCAGCAGATGATTTATTAACAGGAACTCTTAACTCGCTTACTGGTACAGGAACAACAACAGCTGGAACAACTACAGGAACAACTACAGGAACAACAACTGGAACAACAACTGGAACAACAGCTGGAACAACAACTGGAACACCAGCTGGAACAACAACAACAGGAACAACAACAGGAACAACGGCAGGAACAACAACAGGAACAACAGCAGGAACAACGGCAGGAACAACAACAGGAACAACAGCAGGAACAACGGCAGGAACAACAGTAGGAACAACAGCAACGAATAATACATGTTCCGACAAAAATTACGTTCATATCTCACAAGTACCAAATTTGGACAATTATGTGTTAAAATCATCAATGCCAAATATGAATGATTATATTTTAAAATCGACAATGCCAAATATGAATAATTATACTTTAAGTTCAAGTTTACCAGATATGAATAAATATATATCAAAAACTGAAATTCCAAGTTGCCCACAAATGCCAAATATGAATAATTATATTTTAAAAACAGATATTCCAGCATGTCCAGACATGTCAAAATACATTAAAAAAAATGAAATTCCACCAACACCCAACATGAACAAATATATTCTCAAAACAAAAATACCGGTTTGCCCAAAACCACTCGATATGACAAAATATGTATTAAAAAGTTCCGTTCCACCACCTCCTGCGCCATGTCCAGCATGCCCAGCATGCCCAGCATGTCCAAGTCCATGTAAACAAGTAAAAAAAACAATTAATTATAAACATCAGCCTGTTGTATGTCAACAACAAAAACCAGTTGAAAAAATAATTTCAACTGAAATTGTAGAAGAAGATGCCACCTGTCAAAAACCAAAAGAAAATACGAATTTTTTAAGTCGTAATTTTAATGAATCGTTGGAACGAATAAAACAACCAACTTGTTCAAAAGCTTCTTTCTAAAAAAAAATTTTTATTAATGATAAGTCACAATTTCTGTTTCAATTCTACCATCATTGTAAGTTTTAACAAGACGAAATTTTCTATTATCTTTGTAATCATCATCCCATGCCAATTTTACCACGTTTTTTGGAAATAATTCCCAGCGATTTTGTGCTTTAGTAAATAGCCAACACCTACCATTACGGTTTCTAATGGAAATATCTACACTAAATCCCGGATAACTTGGTTCTTCTAGAATTTCAGTTTTGGTCTTACTATTTTTGTTTCCCATGATGACACAAAAACACGATTACTAAAATTGAAAGTTGCAAAAAATATAATCAAATTTTTTTTAAATTAATTGTTTTTGTTTAATTTATGATATGTTAATCACCACATCATTAATTAAAAACTATCGACATATTCGCCATGATAATTAGTATGAGAAACTGAATTTGCCAGTTGTTGTTTAACTTTATCAAGTTCAACACGCATTTCGTTAAGTTCACGTCGTAAATCATTAATACTTTGAACCATCGATGTTAATAATTCTTCTATGTTGCTGGCATCGTTTTGGTTTAAGAATTTGGAATTAGAATCTGAGTTTGTTTGGTTTTGAGTTAGGTTATTTGAATGAACGTTTGTTTCGGTTTGAAGACTCATATTTTTTTAAGATTGTGGTGTGATTGTACTTAACATATGAGATTTTAAATTATAAATTCAAATTTTTTTTTTTTATTTTTATAAATATCCATTATTTTTTTCTTAAAAACCATACACATCATAGATGGTACATGGTCATGTCTTTTTTTTGTGTTCCAAGTATTTTTGGTACATATCCAGAGATAAGCTAAAATTTGGCATTGGTAAAAAGACCAACAATCGTTTTGATCGAATTAATTGAATTGATTCCCATTTAGTTAAATTGTATCTGTACATGAATAATCCGGCCATGACAGATGCAGATCGCTGAATACCAGCACGACAATGAATTAAAATAACATGTCCAAGATTTAAATGTTTATTTAGAATTGGTGAAATATGTTGTAATATTTTTGTCATTTTCATGATGGATATAATGGACAAATCATCATCAACGGAAACTCGATATTTTTTAATTAGTGGTGAATTTAAAATATTTTTGTGAAATTGAATGTTTGTGGAACAATTGACAATTACATTGATGTGGTGGTCTTTAATAAATGTTGGATCCATTGGAACAGAGCAATCAGATAGATACAATTGTGAATTGATTTTGGCGTATGAGTGGTATCCAAATGATTTGGCGAGTTTGTAAAACATTCTTTTTATACTAAGTTAAATTAATATCATAAATTATATTTATGTCAGTATGCGAAATCATACCTGGATTATGGCTGGGAAATATAAATATTGCCAAAAATAATGAATTTTTTACAATTTATAATATAAATACCATCATAAATTGTTCAACTGATATACCATTTTATTCGAATTATACTAAAAATATTCGAATATCAGTTAATGACAATTTGAAAAAATTCGAAATAGATCGAATGTTTGATTATTTAGATAAAGCATGTAATTTAATTCATGAAAAATTATTAAATAGTGAATCAATTTTGGTACATTGTTTTGCTGGCAAACAACGCTCTGCTACACTGGTATGTGCTTATTTAATGAAATATGGAAATATGAGTTTAGGTGTTGCGATTCAGTCAATTAAAAGCAAGCGAGATGTAATTTTTACACCAGCAATAAATTTTAAAAACGCACTTTTAAAATATGAACAATTTCTAAATTATACGGAATTTGATAGTATAGAAGAATAAAATATTTGACAAATTAATAAAAATGGATTAAATAAAATGGATTAAATAAAATGGATTAAATAAAATGGATTAACTAAAATGGATTAAATAAAATGGATTAAATTTAGTGTTTTTTAATTTTTGTGTGTAAAAAAGTATTATATATTTAATCTATATAATAGTAATAAACAATGTCAAAAAAAAATGACATCATCGATTTTTTAATAGAATGTTTAGTGATTTCTAAAATTTCTAATAAAAATAAATTAAATTCAAAAGATGAACTCCATAATAAATTTCATCGAAAAAAACAATTTTATAATGAGTTTGATAAAAAACTCGAAAAATTAACAAATATTGACACCATGATTCAAAATTATAAAAAATATAAATTTAATTAGTGTCCTATGTTGTTTTCTTTTAATGTAATACATTTGTCCCTTTTTCATCATCATTTAAAATGGATAAATTTAGACTTGATATTGAAGGTGTTCCTAAAATACCACGTAATCTGGTTTGTGAGTTGGATAGGTTTTTTGTTCTCCAGTATCGATTGTATATTCTGGATTGAAACATTGGCGAAGTAATATTATTTTCAATAAGTTTTGTATTTGACGACATTGATTTAATGATTGGAGTAATTTTGTCCATATTTTCTTGTTCCGTTTCTTGAATTTTGTTTAAAGCATCTGTATATAATTTTCGATTTTCACTAAGAATTTTCTTATTTTCATTTGAAACACGATTAATTGCTTCCAACATTTTCAAATAGACTTGTCTATTTTCCTCTATATATGTTTTAATATCACAAACAGAAGTTTGGATATGTTCATTTTGATTTTTAATTTCTTGAATCGTTTGATTGATATGTTCAAATTTTTCAGATAAAATTGGTGACATTAAAATTTCAGGTGGTGACATATTATTATTCATCTATAAATATAAATATATAACCATATTTTATTTTTTAAAGTTTTTTATGGTTTTAGAAGTTTAATTTTTAAACAGGTTTTTTGGTTGCTGTTGCTTTGGTTGCTTTAGTTGCTGTTGCTTTAGTTACCGTTGTTTTGGTTGTTGTTTTTAGTTTTTTTGGAAGTTTAATTTTCAAAACTTTTGGAACAACTACCGTTGGTTTTTTTGTAGTTTTCTTGGTAGTTTTCTTGGTAGTTTTCTTGGTAGTTTTCTTGGTAGGAATTGGTATTTCGAATTTTTTAGCAATATCGTATGCAATCCCATAAACCTTTTTGGCATCTTCCAATGTTTTTGCCCCTGTTATAATAATCTTACCATTTGAAAAAATTTTAGCACATGCCGATGGATTTCTTAAAACCGTAAAATTTAATGCTGGAAATCTAGAAGGATCATATGTACAATTTCCAACATAAATATGACACATTTTATCTAAATCAACACCAAATCCCAATGGTGATTCCCCACATACTACATTAATAATTTCAAAATCATCCAGTGTTTTAATTTCATCATATCCTATTTTTTGAAGAATATATGCGCATTTTTTACATGATAATTTAGCATCCTCAATTGATTTTGCTCCAAAACAAGAGACTTTACCAGAATTAAAAATCCGCATTGTGGTTTTTGGTTTTTTCATGGATAAAGACATGGCCCAATATTGTTTTGGTTTATATTTTACACCAATTAATTTTTTTTGTATTTCATCAATATTAAGATTTCGTTGACAGGAAAATTGCGCCTGAATTGAAATTATTTTCAAACCATCAATTACTTGTTGTTTTGTATTGGTTTCAGTCGTCATATTATAATATTTAAAAGATTTTTAATTTTATTATAAAATATTTAAAAAAATAAAGTTTTTTGTTTAAATACTTTTGTTGTCATAAATTTTCAAATTTTAAATTTATTAAAATAAAGAAGTTTCTGGACCAGAATATCCATTTGGATCAGTTTGTTCTAAACCTTGGACACAATGTTGATTATCCCAACTTTTTACACAAGATTCTTGATTCACACCTGGAATGTTATTATTTTGAGCATCATCAAATTGAGCATTTGATGTAAATACTCCAGTTACACTTGCAGCGTTTTCAATAGAAGATGGCATTTCAGCACCTTCCATATTTTCAATGACATTTTCTTGTGTTGGAGCAAGAGTTTCACTAGATGGTTGTTCTAAAATAACATCTGGTAATTGTTCACTGTTGACGGCTTCTTCTGGAGCGGCAGTGTTTGGTGAATCTTGTGCGGATGGAAGCCATGACAATTGATTTGCAGATGCTTGACTTAAATCAGTGTTGTATAATCTCATTTTATTGGCAGTCTGTAAAGTTAAAACAAAAGCAATGGCAATAATAATTGCTAATGCTGGATCAACTGGAGCCATCAAGACAATTAAGAACGCAAATACAATTCGTGTGAGTGTATTATCCATTAAATTGACTAAGCTCTTTGGTAATTTTGGAGCGGCAAAGGCAGCATACAATGCCAAAAATACTTTTAAAGATGTATTTAAATAAACATTGTCTAAAGCTCTGTTTAAAACTTTTTCCGTTTGACCTACGATTTTTTTTAATGCGTTTTGAACTTGATCAGCCATTCTTTTATATCTTAATTGAAGATTTTAATTTTTTTATAAATCATAATAAAAATAATAAAAAATTTGATTTTGATTTAATTGAGAACAGCATTTCTTTATATCTTCAAATAAAATGAGTGCACAACAACAATTTAAAAACACTACTGTACAAAAATTCACATCTGGAAAGATTCGAGTAGACGCTCCATCTAGTCATGTTCTATATGAACAACCCTTGGTTAAATTGGGAAATACACATAAATATTTAAAATGGAATAAAGATCTCAAATGTTTGATTGGTCCAATTACAAGTGTCGATTTCTTATTAGATAAAGGATCCACATGGAAATCAAATCGGAAACTAAAAAATAAATCTCGTCCAAAACAAAAAACACGAAGCACAAGAGCAAAAAGAGCTAAACGATCTAGCAGTACTTCTGTTCCAACTATTTCCAATGCTTCTTTATATGATGGTTTTTATTATGAATTGTACAAAAATGGTATTAAAATTACAGCTGATCAAAGTCATTTTTTATATGGAACTGAAATTATTCATTTAAATGATCCAGATGATCGAAATTTATATTGGAACAGTTCTCAGAAATGCTGGTTT